ACCGCAGTCTACGTGTGTTCACAGCCGAGCCCCTTTTGTATTCGTGTTGTGGGTTCACTAAACCAGATGATTGTCGTCCTGGTGAACGGCCCAATCGGGCGTAAGAGACCATCTCGGCCTCTGGTGCTTGTGTCTAACCGACTGCATTCTACGTCTGACAGTATAAGCTCCTGTGGTGTTATTATCCACCCCGACAGACCACGCGGGGACGGGCACAATCAACAGTTCAGGTGGAGTTTACGTTGTTGATTGTGAACAAGCTAAGTGATTTCTTTGTCGTGTGATTTTTCGTTGTGAATTTCGAACACAGTGTAATCGGTGGGAAACATGTACGCACCAATTAAATGAACTTCCCACTCTCGGCCGACGGTTTGCGTGTGTCGCACACCTTCTCCAGAGATTGTGATTCGACATCGCCGTCGTGGTTTTTCAACGACTGAGTTCGTGAGATAGCTGCGCCACCTGCCGTCGGCGATGAGCTTTTTGGCATAGTCTGCGCGTTCTGTGTATCCACTTTGTTGTGCTCCTTGTCCAATGAATCTTGCGTTGCAGTAATAGTCTTGGAGGAAGTCGTACATTGGCACCCGCACGTCTTCACCAAAACCATATGCGACAAAGATGTCTTCGAGTTCACACTGTTGCTCGATTGACACTCCGAACACATCTGCAACCGCCTGTCTGTTGTCCAGCGGTATCCTTGATCGAACAGATCGCAGATCTTCAAGATGTCGTTTGCTTCTTGCTGCGTTGAGCACGTACTCGCACAAGCCTGGGCGTAATGTTGAATGATCAAATTCCGCAGTGTATGAGCGCGTTCGTCGTAGGATTGCTGACGCCACGACGGTGATAATTGGACTTGCCCCATAAAGATAGAATGCAGACAAGGCCCGTGCACGGAGAAGAGCAATTCGAGCACCTCGGCGCCGTAGGGCATAAGCCGAACTGTCGATAAAAATCCGATTGAGGAATCGAATCGGATCGCCGATAACTTCAGAAGACCCAAATCGTGGCACAACGATCTGGCAAAATTTCGCTGATCGATAGTCAATGTGCCATTCAAATTTGATCCGCGCGCCAAGACGTGTTGCGAGTGATTGAGCGCGATCTCGATCGAATTCATGTGGAATAGCGAACACTGCATCATCGCCTTCGTAGACTCCGGCAATTCGTCCATCGAAGACTGCATCGACCATGGATGTGGGATGACACTGCTCTGCAATGATGTAGCAGCAAAACAGCGCATTGAACACACCATTTGCCATAGACGTCCAAGGGGCTCCAGACATGAGGGTGGCCCCAATGCTCGTAGAACAGTCACGAGCGTCCATGACATTAATGCCAAAAAGTAAATCACAAATGAGCACGCGTACCAATGGAGGAATGTTAACGCGTGCGAGAACATGTTGAATGGCAGCATGTACAACCCGTGCGAATGCAAGTCGGTGGTGATGTTCCATGCTAGTGAAATCAGTCGCAACCACACGACCGCCACCAAGAACCATTGAGATGAAAGCAGCTCTGGCAGACGGGTCAAAATGCTTGACAAAACCTGGCAATGAGTCGTAAACGACTTCATCCACACGAGCCATAATGGGAGCGAGGATGCATTTGAGCTTATCCCCGTAGGCAGTGATGAATCTGGCGTGTTTTGCAGTGGGGTAAAATTCACGCTTGACAAATGTAGGGTGTTTCGTATCACGTTCGAGCAGAGTTTCAAATGACGACAACACTTTTCTGAGATCGTCGTTGTAACGCTTTCCATGTCCGTTGTTTGCGGCCCATGAATCAAATGAGAGGTCTTCTGTTGGCCCGAGCTGTTTGAATCTCCTAACGCACGAAGCAGCAAATCTTGTGAATTTGGTTCGTTCCCCTTCGTCGAAATCCGCCGTGGCAACACACATTCGTTTGGAGGCTCCGTAGACAGCCGTAATGGCGTCACACGGATCTGTAGCGATGTGTAGCGGCACAGCGTTGTTGACAAAGTTCGGTGTGAGAGGTGAGAAGCGGCCCGCCGGCTGTTGTGTCCGAGCAGTATCACGCATACGGTAGAGAGCAGTGCGGTCAGCAGTTGATAGACGCAAATGGTGATAAAAATCGCCGACTCGAAGTGAGTAGATGAACTCATCAGCGACGGGCCGGGCCGGTTTAAATTGTTGCGTTGCTTTGCAGCCTGTATCATTTGAATGGCGTTGGCCGTGAATGCGTTATCGATGAGTCGATTATTCACGGCTGTCCTGCGCATTTGTCTTTCCAGATCATTAGTCGTCGTTGAGTAAGGATTGTCAGAACTTGGCGTTCCCACCTCATTCAACATATTCACGTTAAAAACGCCGGTCATTTTCGCTTTCAAGTCACGGTAACTCCAACCTGTCCACCATTGACGCTCAATGGACCCAAGTCGAAGCTGCGAAACGTGCAATGCGCTCACTGCGTCCTTAACAGCATTCGGCCGCACATCCTCAGCATTTTCAGTGACTTCACGTGTCAAGATCAAAGTGTGTCTCTCGTGTGCGATGAAACACAAACGTAGGTATGACCACCAACTGTCACACAGTACTTGAACTCCGTCGATGAAGTAAAGCACCAGCCGCGTGCAAGGCACCTCACCATCTGCGTAGCTGTGACCACCACACTCGACAAGAATGTCATACTGATCTTCTTCTTCGACCTGACACTCGAACCCGAACAATAAGCGACAGACAGGATTCGTGCTCCTTCTGAGGCACGACGCTATCGCTTCAACGATTGAACAACGCACACCTGCACTGCAAATGTTCATGCAAACATGCACGAGCATTCTTTGTTGCAATGACCAACCAAATGTGGGTAGTACCAACAACAATATGAGTTTGAATGGGTACCACAAATCGCGAGCAGCTACGGGCAAGCCGCAACAGCAACGCCAATAAGAATTGGTCAAACAGTGAGTGCACTTATGTTTGCAAGTACACAACCAGGGTATGTTCGTCGGTCCATACAGTAAGTCTTTGTAGGTTGATGCATCCACGACACGCGCATCCTGTGGGCGGTTATCACACAGCCTCTCACACCTACGGCAATGATTGACAGTTGCCAAACTTCCATATTTCCATGGTTCGTAGTTCAACATAACCTCGCCAATCGATATCAACGCACCGATTGGCTCGCAGATGTTGCGCAATAATTCTTCGCCACATGCAAATCCAACCACAGCAATCTTGTCGAGCACACCAGAGAATACACCAGCACGATGAGGCTGGTAACCACAAGCGTAGTTATACGCCAGGTGCAAGATGATTCCATAGTCGAACAAACTGAAGAAAAAGTGCAACAACATTCGCACAGCAAAATTTGAAGAATTGATTTGACGGATGCATTCAGTCCAAGCACCTCGGTGATTAGGGTTTCGTCGCGCCGAGTGCAGTCGTATCCCACTGATCAAAGCTTCCTCTATGAATGCGATTGACATAGAAGTAATCAGCGGCACCATCAAATACACAAGCTCTAGTGTTGCAGTCTCTTCCAAAGTGTGCGGTCCCATCGGCCGCCACGCAGTCGGTTGCTTGTAATATTCTTCAATAAGTGCGCCGGCGACAAAGACAAATGGATAAATCCAAGTCATCACTGTATCACTCAACCCAAAGTAGATCAACAGTAAGTACAAGCAATTCACATCTGCCACCTCAGCCATGCGGACTCGTCGTTCGCGCAATTCCTGTTGCCTCAAGCTTTGTGCAGTCACAGGGGCGTCGTTTTTCTTTGCTGGTTTCTGGTTATTCGTCTTTTTGTTTTTCACATGCGGCTCATCGGCCGGCAACTGTGAATTGACCTCGTTTTCAACTTTCTTTATCTTTCCACGTGTGTCTGCAAGCTGTGCTCGCTGAATAGCAACTGCACCGTCGTTTCGAACAGGTTTTCGTTGCTCCACATGCCAAGGCAGTTTTGCATTCCGCACAAATGCGATAGCATCACGCATGTGTTCCGGCGTCACGAACACAGTGCGGTTCCCCTCCAGCCGCCGCAACTCTTTAAGACTGACCCGAGCCAAGTCGGAGTTACTGTGCCTAATGGCCTCCGCACCACGATTTAATTGCGTTTGCAAGACACGTTTTGCTTGCTTGTTCGAAGTCGTAGCCGTCCGAGCGTCTTGTTCATTCTTCTCATTTGCTCGTTGCTGGCGATTGACTCGTTTCCCGTGCGCATCCTCGACACCGAACCGGTCGTCCGCCACTTGCGCCGCAATCTGATCAATTTGTCGCTTGAGCTCCGATTGTGCAATTGGCACTAGTGGTCGAATTCGATTGCGCGAAACCCGCTTGGTACCATCGTCAAGCATGAACAGTAACTCTGGTCCACGTTGATTTGATTCCAAGCTTGATTGGATGCGTTCTCCGAGCTCGTTGTTATGCTCGTTGAGCACTTCGTACTGCATCTCAATCGTATCTGCAGCTAAGCTGCGAGTGAGGACCTTCTGTAGTTTTTGCCGTTTTTCCATAAGTCGTCGCTCGCCTGCTTTGTGGTTATATTCATAACGCTCCGCAGCAGTCGCTCGTGCATCCAACCCGACTCGTCGTTTGTATCGGATTGATGGTGTTTTTGCTCGCCGTCGCTGTGCGATCATCATCACGTGGTCAAGACGTTGATAATACGCATCACTAGCACTGTCACCAACAGTATTCGTCCTACGCTTGGGTTCGGGCGCAGAACAGGCCCGGCCGGGCCCCGGTGGCTTTCTGCCACCCACACGGTTAGGGTCGTGTGCACCACAATTGAGGGATTTGTTGTTCGGTGAGTTAATTTCACTACGCCGGAAGTCCTCCGACGTAGGTACTGCCTTTGCACGCAGTTCGAGCTATTCTCTGCTGAAGAGTGGCCATCGGGAAACCGCCCCAGTCCTTCGACCAAGAACGGGCCCTAGCAGTAGTATGTGCCAATACTAGTGCAGCCATGAGAACGCTAAGCCACCTCATGACTTAGCATAATAAAAACGGCGGCCATCGGGAAACCGCCCCAGTCC